AACGCTAAGGATAAAGTAATCGAACTATCTAATCATTCAACAATACGGATGGGGTCAATAAATCAAGTTGATTCTACGGTAGGTCGATCTTATGATTTAATTATTTTTGACGAAGCGGCACTAGTAGACGGCAGAGATGCTTTCAATATAGCACTTCGTCCTACCCTAGATAAAGGGAACTCTAAAGCGTTATTTATTTCTACCCCTCGTGGAAGGAATAATTGGTTTTCAGAGTTTTATTATAGGGGTTATAGTGATGAGTATTTGGAATGGGCTTCCGTTAGAGCAACTTATCATGAAAATCCACGTATCTCTGATGATGATATAGCAGAAGCAAAGAAAACTATGTCTGAAGCAGAATTTAATCAGGAATACATGGCAGATTTTAATACCTATGAAGGGCAGGTATGGGCATTTAACTTAGAGAAGTGCCAACAAGACCTTTCAGAACTAGAGACAGGTAGAATGGATATATTTGCAGGAATGGATGTCGGGTTTAAAGATCCTACAGCTTTTTGTGTAATAGGATATGATTGGGACAAAGAAGTCTATTATCTACTTGATGAATATTTGGACGCAGAGAGAACTACGGAAGAACACGCGGCAAAGATTAGAGACCTAATAAATAAATGGAATGTTGATTACATTTATATTGACTCAGCGGCACAGCAAACACGGTTTGATTTAGCGCAAAATTACGATATTAGTACTATAAACGCAAAGAAGTCCGTCCTTGATGGAATAGGTCGTGTTGCAGGAATTGTAGATAACGATCAGCTAATAGTTGATCAAAAATGTAAAGAAACTCTGATCTCCCTAGATCAATACCAGTGGGATCCGAATCCGAATTTACTGAGGGAAAAACCAAAACATAACTATGCTTCTCATATGGCAGATGCATTACGTTATGCGTTGTATTCGTTCGAAACAAGTGCTACTACTTTCTAGTAACCACCGAACCAAAAATAGTTCTTGACATTAGTCCCAAATTTTAGTATAATTTAAAGAGTAGTAGAAGTTTATGACATTAAAGAGAGATCTTGTTAAGTATGTTCGGGATAAGGCTAAGTCGCAGTATAATAAAGCGACGGAGTGTTACATCTGCGGAGCAATGGAAAACTTAGATTTTCATCATTTCAACGGATTAACAGAGTTGTTAGAATCTTGGTTGAAAGAAAAGAAACTCCAAGTAACAGAAGAACAGGATATTTTAAATATTCGACAGCAATTTATTGCTGAACACCAAAAAGAACTTTATGACGAAGCTGTTACTTTATGTCATGAACATCATTTAAGATTACACTCTATCTATGGCAAAAGACCAAAGTTAATAACAGCAAGTAAACAACACAGATGGGTGGAAATACAGAGAGACAAACATGGCATGGTATGACAGATTTTTAGGCAGGACAGCAGAACTGGAGGAGAAAGAAAATCCCTCTCAGTTTTTGATTGCCCGTGATGAAGGCTTAAGTCTAGACTCTAGAGAGTCTGTTACTAACTATAAAAATGCTTACGAACAATTAGAGGTTGTAAACCGCGCAGTTAACATGATAGTGGACGACGCTGCGGATATACCTTTTGATGTAGGTGAGCCTGTTGTAGGGATAAACAACATTATTAAACAAATAAGAAGATCTAGAGTCGACTTACTACTTAATAAAGAACCTAATCCCTTTCAAGATGTAAATTCCTTCAAACGAAATTTAATTATTGATTTACTAATAGATGGTAATATCTTTGTTTATTTTGATGGAGTGCATTTATATCATTTACCAGCAGAGCACGTAACGATAGAGACCGATGAAAAGACGTATGTTAATAAATATACTTATGATCACAGCGTAGATTATACTCCTAAAGAGATAATACATATCAAAGAAAATAGTTTCAACTCTATTTATAGAGGAGTTCCTAGATTAAAACCAGCATGGAGAACTATGCAGTTACTAGGTTCAATGAGACGTTTCCAAGATAATTTCTTTAAGAACGGAGCGGTGCCCGGTTTAGTACTTAAGTCCCCCAACACTCTTTCCGAGAAAATCAAAGAGAGAATGTTAGCGGCTTGGGTAGCCAGGTATAACCCGCAATCAGGAGGTCGTAGACCATTATTCCTAGATGGCGGATTAGAAGTTGAGAATTTGACGGAAGTCAATTTCAAGGATTTGGATTTCCAAGAAGCAATAACTTCAAACGAAAAAATAATCCTAAAAGCGATGGGCATCCCGCCCATCTTACTAGATGGTGGTAATAACGCAAACATACGTCCTAATCACCGACTATATTATTTAGAAACCATACTTCCTATTGTACGAAAAATAGGATATGCTTTCGAGAGGTTCTTCGGTTTTAAATTGGATGAGGAGATTTCAGGGGTTCCTGCTCTTCAACCAGAAATGAGAGATCAGGCGGGGTACTACTCCACACTTGTGAACACGGGAATATTAACACCGAATGAAGCGAGGGAGGCACTCAGGTTTGAAAAGATTGACGGATTTGATACACCGAGAGTTCCTGCAAATATTGCAGGTTCAGCCGCAAATCCAGAGGAAGGTGGGAGACCGACAGAGGACTCACCAGATGAGGAAAAATTATGACAAAACATATGATGCTAAAGGCTTTATCAGAATTTGTCGCCAGCAAAGGTGTTGACAACATCACACTAGCAGATTATAAGGCAGAAGGAAATGACGTTCCTGTGAGAGATTATTTACTTCGCAGAAAGTTTGGAAGTTGGAATAGGGTTATGGCGGCTGCAAAAGCAAGGTTCCCTATAGACGTTCCTGCCCCAGCGCCTGTTTCTCCTGCGCCAGCTGTTAAAGCTGCGCCGAAGAAAACTGCTACACAGGAGAAGTAACAATGGAGAAAATATTTCATTGGACAAACTCTTTCAAAAGCTTAGGCGAGGATGATGATGGGGGACTTGATATCAAAGGATCAGCAAGTACCAATTCATTAGACAGAGCTGGAGATATTATTGAAGCAAGTGCTTGGACAAAAGGTGGATTAGATAATTATAAAAGTAATCCAATTCTTTTATTCAATCACAATTATGACCGACCTATTGGTCGTGCAAAAGAAATAGAGGTCAGCAATGACGGCTTAGATATTACAGCACGTATATCAAAGTCAGCTGGCGAAATTAAAGATCTTATTAAAGATGGCGTTCTTGGGGCTTTTTCCGTAGGTTTCAAAGTCAAGGACGCAGATTATATAAATGAAACCGACGGATATAAGATAAAGGACGCTGAACTGTTCGAAGTGTCTGTTGTCTCGGTTCCTTGTAACCAAGATGCAGTCTTCTCAGTTGCCAAATCATTTGACAACATGGAAGAGTACAACACGTTTAAAAAAGACTTTATAAAGACTTCTTCAATCGACGCTAACGCAAAGATTGAACAGTCAAGCAAGGCGAGAGCCGACAAAACGGAGACGAAGATGTCAGAAGAAAATAAAACTCCTGAAACTTCCCCTGAGTTCGATCTTGAGTCATTTGCAAAAGATGCTGCAGAAAAAGCAGTTGCATCTTACGCAATGAAGCAAGCCGAGCAGAAAGCCGCAGACGAGAAAGCTAAAGTGGACGCAGCAGCAGATGCCGCTAAACTAGAAGCCGAACAGAAGGCAGCAGAGGAAGCTAAACAAGAGGATCACAAAACTGTCGTAAGGGCAGTAACTACTGGAGCTGAAACTCTGGTTAGAGATATCGAGAAACGCGTAAATGAACAGCAAGAAGATCTAGGACAAGTAGTCCGCGAACTTCAAGCTGAGTTGAAAGAGAGATCTGAAGACATAATGAATATGCGCGAATCTAAACGAATATTCTCAGACCGCAGAGGTGAAGGCGACTGGCAAAAAGCATTTGCAAACGACGTAGTCGATGCAAAAGTACTTGGTCTAGCGACCGGCAGAGGTTTTGATACCGATTATGCCAAATCTATTCATGAGAAAGTAAATGCCCATTCGGGTGTTGGCGTTTCAAGTGCAGATTTTGAGCAAGTTGTATCTACCAACGTCGAAAGAGATATCCAAAACGAATTAGTTTTGGCACCTCTTTTTAGAGAAATTACTCTAACAGCCGCGAACATGATAATCCCTATCCTTCCAGATAGTGGTTACGCAGAGTTCACGAGCAACCAGGTCGCAACTGGATCATCTCCACATGGTAACTTAGCGCAAACAGGTGATACTTATGGTTCACCTTACGGTGGTGTTGATTTAACAGAGAAAACTCTTAGTACTAAGAAACTGATTTCACAATCATACTTAGGAAATGAAACAGAAGAAGATGCAATTATGCCTATTCTTCCGTTGATTAGAGAGTCAATCGTTAGATCTCACGCGAAAGGGATTGAAAATGCAATCCTATTAGGAAATCATTCAACTGGTGTTTATACATCAGGAACGTTTGATGGACTAATAACGATGGCAGCAGCTGATAGTGATCAAACACAATCAACTACCGCAGTCGCAACAGACACCGTTACTGCCGCCGATCTATTAAGCATGAGGAAGAATATGGGTAAATATGGCGTTAATCCTAACGACGTAGTTTACATCGTATCTCAAGCAGTATATTTCCAACTATTGGAAGATGCTGAATTCCAAGATGCTAATTTAGTAGGCGACATGGCTACCAAACTCAGAGGCGAGATTGGACAGGTATTCGGATCAAGGATTCTTCTTTGTGACGAGTTCCCTGCACAAGCAGCTAATGGATTCGGAGCTATTGCAGTATACGCAAGAAACTATGTGATGCCAAGATTACGTGGTGTGACTTTAGAGTCAGATTACGAAGTGGCTAACCAGCGCAGAGTTATTGTTGCTTCACAAAGAATTGGGTTTGACGATTTAATCGCAGGCGCAACTTCTAAGTGGGCTTACAAGTACAAAGCTAGTTAATAGTTAATAATTTTGTATGGGGGTTCGCCCCCATACAATATTTTTTGAGAAGATTATGACAGATTTAGTAACAGTTTACGAATACAAAGATGCTGAGGGAATGAGAGGCGAGAAAGACGACGATCGTCTTGGCGTTATTGTCCCACAGGTTAGTGATCTTGTCAAAAAATATTGTGGTACATCATTTGTTGATTACTTTTCTACTAATAAGGTAGAAACGTTTAATATAGATGATTTATTTACTCAAGTGATAATTTTGAGTGAAAGTCCAGTAACAGCAGTGGACAAAGTAGAAGAAAGAACAGCATATTCTGAAGCATATAGTGAGTTAACTACTAGTAATTACGAGTATTACTTCGATAGTGCGGCAGATGGTGTAGTTAGAACTACTAAGAATGGCGAAAAAAGAAGTTGGGCGAAAGGCATGGGAGCAGTAAGAATTACTTATAATGCTGGATATGCAAGTACACCCAGAGACTTACAATTAGCAATTCATGATTTAATTACTTATTATATGAAAGATGAACATAAGATGAGGCAATCTCTTGGAGGAGCAAGTCTTCAGAATCAAGGTACTTCAGGAAATCGTAATAGTACTGATTTCCCTGATCATATCAAAAGAGTACTAGATCTGCACAGAGTTGTGATATGATCAAAGATGTAGAAGATTGGTTTGCGGGAGAAATAAAGCGATTAGTTAGAACCGATAGAAATTGGTTTGATACTAAAATGAAGCATAAGTACATAATAAAACAATCTGTAATTATGCGATTACTGTACCCTGATTTAGCAAAGGTAGTAGCAGGATATAATACATTAGTAAAAAAGCATAATGTTAATGAGGAAAAAAGAGCAGAAGCCGCACTAGATGCGGGAGACCCTAATTTTGAACCAAACTATGAAATGTATTTTGGTAATCCTATGGATACTAGTTGGATAGAAACTGATCCAGTAGTTATAGCAGCACTACGGGAAACATTACTTGATGCGGAGTGGCTTAGAACCTACTTTAAAAAAGCTGATCCTAATGTTTATAATAAGTTTCAAAAGAAAAATCCTAAGTGGATAAAAGACTTGAATGTGTACTCAGTACAAGTTAATTTTGAAGTAGGGGAAATTGCAACTAAACGTCGGACTAAGAAGGGAGCAAAATATGGTAGAGTATTAAACTTTGCTATGATACTAGCTTATTGGGATGCATTTGCATATATAAGAGATGAACTGGCTTTAGAGGTAGGAAAAGAGTTTTACAACATAGGTCCAGATGGTCATGATAAGGCTACAAGAATGGGTGGTGAGAAAGTAATACGTAGTCCTGCTACTAAGCAGATAACTTCAGGGCATCAAAAGACTAGAAAAGTTGGAAAAGGAAAAGGCTCGATAAAGGCTGCCGGATTACAAGATACTATTGCAAGAATGACTCTAGCTAGACGGTCAAAAGAGATTTTTAAAAAAGCAGTACCAAAACCTACTAATGCTCCGAAGGACTGGGCATTAGTTACTGATGAACTAAAAGAGATAGTTCAAAATGCTCTAGAAATAGAATATCAGTTGAAGGAGTTGAGAAATGTAAATAATGAAATATTTGATCTTACTCAAATAGTTAATATAGAAGCAACAGATTCTAAAGGTAACAAAGGAATAGTTGATCATTATGATGTAGATGGAGTAAAAGCTTTTATACATAAAAAAATGAAAGAGATGGCTCCGAAGTTAGCTAAAAAGTATGCTAAAACAGCTTTGGAAATGAAAGGTTCAGGAAAAACTAAAGATGTTATTGCTGCTCAGATGAATGGTATGTTAATATCAAAGTTACTGGGATTAAAAGCCTTTAATAGACCTGATATGCGACTAAAAGTTAATAAGAAATTACTTGCAGCCGCTAAAAAGTCAAAAGTTAAGAGAAGAAGAAAGACAGGTACATTTGGATCTGGTTTAGTAGCATCAACAAAAGTAGCCGCAAATGCTGCAAAGGTAACTCGAGGCAGAGGCCAGAAGGTAAAGCCAGGAGGCTTAGCAGCAAGAAGTGTAAATAAAGCTAAAACTGGACAAAGCCCATTAGCTATAAGAAACTTGTTAAATGAAGCTCTACCACAAATGGTAGCAAGTAAAATGATTAGTCCTGCACTACAATTTAGGACGGGTAGATTTGCAAATTCAGCAAGAGTTGAGATGGTTCATCAAGGCCCCCAGGGTGGAACAGCAATAGACTATACTTATATGAAAAGTCCTTACGAAACTTTTGAGCCAGGCGGAAAACAGGGCAGCACACAAAGAGATCCTAGAAAGATAATAGGAGAGAGTATCCGAGAATTGGCAGTAGGAATACTAGGGAGAATGCCACATACGGTTAGGAGAACATAATGGACGCAACTACAGCAAGAAAATATTCGACGCGTAGACGAGCCATAGTAGGAGCAATCGCAGAGAAGTTAGAACAATCTTTAAACGGCAGCGCACCTTTTAGGACTGCTGTTGCAGATGTAAGTCCCAGACTTAGGTTTTGGGACGAAACAACAGAATTCCCCTCCATCCAAGTAGGAGCAGGCGGGGAAACTAGAGAATATAATGGCGGAGGATTCCGCTTTAGATTTTTACGAGTAACTATTAGATGTTATGTGAACGACAATGATGACGTCATTTTAGCACTAGAAGAGTTACTAGAAGATGTTGAAACAGTAATGGAGGATTATGATCCGATAACATACTATGATTCAACAGGAGCGTCTCAGGCAACACTTCAGACTACAATTCTGACAGTTGACACAGACGAAGGCGTTTTGGAGCCTCTCGGCGTAGGAGAAGTCGTCGTAGAGATCCGATATTAGAAAATTGGTTAAACTGTAGAAAACTATAGTAAGACCCTTTTCAAAGAATAATTCTTTGACATTCAAAGAACGATAGGAGAAAATAATGGCATTTCATTTTAGTAGAGATACCAAAGTATTTATGAAGTGGCACGCTACGGCAACAGCCACAGATAGCGCACTTTACGAAATACCAGTACTAGACGGATTCTCATTCAGCCAAGCAACTAATACGTCAGAGATTACTCTGAATGAAGCTGCTGATGGATCAAATCTGAGAAGTAAGAGAGGACGAGCTATGTTCAATGACTCTTTTGCTCCTGCCGAATGGAGTTTTAGTACTTACATGAGACCAACAGCAAGCGCAGACACAGCAATGTGGGCTGGTGGCGGAGCAGGCGACCTGGCACACGCAGGGAACTTAAAAACATTTGCGGTAGAAGGACCACTATGGGCAGCAATGAGTGCAACATCTTATGCTTTAGCAGCCGGAGCTAGTGGAGCAGCTAACTCAGTAACTGCAGGAACTTTCGAACCTAAAGAATTTAAGTTCGAAAACTCAAACCAAGTAGCACTAGGAGTATTTGATTTATTCTTCGTGTTAGGAGCTGCAAATGATGCAACTCCAGAAGTTGGATTTGCTACTGATACAGACGGAGTAACAATTTATAAAATTGCAGACTGTTCAGTAGGTTCAGCATCGATTGATTTTGACATTGATGGCTTAGCACAAGTTGCTTGGTCTGGTCAAGGAGCAATCATAACTGAACAAGGTGCACTAGATACAACAACTGATGGTGAATCTAAAAAAGGTCTTATAAGGGAAGGAATTACTGGAACAGCTAGTACTTCTAACTTTGTTAGACAAAAATTAACAAGTATGACAGCCCAATATATTGGAGCCAGTTCAACTGGTACTGATATGGCAGGTGGAGACACACAATATGCTCTTACACTAACAGGTGGAAATATTACGATAGAAAATAATCTTAGTTATTTAACCCCTGAAACTCTAGGAGTTGTAAATCAGCCTCTAGGACACGTTATGGGCACTAGATCAGTAAGTGGAAACTTTACTTGTTATCTAAACACTATTGCAGACGGTTCTGCAGAACTATTTGAAAATATAATTGAAGGTACTGGTCAAATAACCAATTCTTTTGATTTAGACTTTGCAATTGGTGGTGCGGGACAGACACCTCGTATAGATGTTTCAGTACCCAGAGCACACTTTGAATTGCCGTCGCATTCAATCGAAGATGTAATCAGCTTAGACGTGGCTTTCCACGGTCTACCTGGCGATATTTCCGATAATCAGATAGCAGCGGGCGAATCAGAAATAACTGTTACATACACGGCGTAAGTAACATAACTTAACAATATAGGGTGGGGGTTGATCCCCCTGCCCTCCTTTTATAGGAAATAGAACAAATGAACGACACAGTAAAAAAGGCACCAGCCGCTCAACCAGTATCACTTAAGAGTCTTATGACTCCAAGTAAAACTGTAGAATTTGAGTACCCCGGTTGTGATGACTTTATAGTATCACTTTGCTACTTAGCAAGGGAAGAACTAATGAAACTTAGGAATCGTTGTAC